CTCGACCCCAAGAGGCACGGTGCCGAAGGTGCCTCGGCTCTCATTCACCGCCCCTCGGTTTTGGTCAAAGTGGGCCACGAGGAAGGCCAGGATGCCGGTGATGAGGCCAGGGACCGAGTCCTCACCATCCCCATAGCCGCAGCGGATGCGGATCTGGACGGCCGCTGAGGCCGCAAACGTGACCGGCCAGCTACTGCCAGGGTTCGGCTCCACATAGCCCCGGCGGCAGTAGGGCCCATCGGGGTACACGGCCCGGAAGTCCGTGTAGGCCTGCGAGGCCCCATCGCCATCCAAGTAGGTGATGCTGACCACCTCGCGGAGGGGCGGGTAGGGGAGCTCAATGCGCTGGCGCCGACCGCTGCGCCCCAGGTAGGGGAAGGTATCGAGCCAGACCTCGCGGGTGGCGGTACACACCTGGCGCCCTGTCTGTTCCTCGAAGTAACTCGTGGCCGCCTCGATGCTGTTGGCCACCAAGAGGTCTTCGCGGTTGCTGAGGCTGCGCAGGTGGAGCTTGGCGTAGTCCACCGACATGGCGGGCCCCGGCGGGGTGATTACACTGCCAGAGATGGTGATGCGGTTGTACATGCCTGCTGCCCCCTGGCTGTTAAGATACGCGAATACTCAGCCGCCACGGCCGACAAAGTGTAGGCCGGGGCCAAAGCCTCGCAGGCCACCACCGCCCGCTGCCGCCGGTCCTCGGGGGCCCAAAAGTCCAGGGCCGAGGCCAGCCCCTCGGGCGTCTCGATGACACTACCAGGCGGCAGGATCTCCCGACTGGCGGCCGTGGCCTGGCTGATCACCGGCCGCCCGGCCGCGATGGCGTTGACCAGCTTCACCCCACTCTTCCACTCCCGGCAGGCCCAACCATCCCAGCCCCCAGCCCGCAGGCTCACGAGGATGTCCACCTGTGAGAGGTCCGGCGGGTTCACCACAAACCGCCACCCCCTGGCCACGCACGCACGCGAGCAATGCCCGAGCCACTCACCCAGGTAGGCCGGGCTGCCTTGGTAGGCCACGGTCCGGACCTGCGGCCTGGCCGGGGTGGGCACGAGGCCTGGCCAACTGTGGTGGGGCAGGTAGGCCCCGTTGCAGGCCGCAGCGGCCTGGGCGAGGGTGGCCCCAATGGTGAGGCTGGGCCGGAGGGCCGCCGTGTGGGCCCGCAGCCCCTGCCTGGCCTGCGCCTCGGGCCTCGCGTTCTCGCCAGGCTGGGCCCAAAAGTCCAGGGCATCCCACACCACCGGCACGGCATTGCCTCGGGCCGCCGGTGCGTGCAGGAGGCCATGGCGCTTGACCAGCACCGCCACATCCGCCCACTGCCAGTCCTGCGGCGTCGGCGCTGAGGTGGCCCGCCCGGCCATGGCTTGGGCGAGTTGCAGCCCCCGCATCTGCCAGCTCCCCTTCCCGGCCCCCAGGAAAAGGATGTTCATTGGCGCTGCTCGTAGTAGTAGTAGTCCAAGAGGTGGCCCAGCGTCCGGTTCCAGAGGATGGCGAGGAGGCGCCTCATGCCGGGCCCCAAATCTCGTCACACCCGGCCCGCTCCAGATGCTTGTACCCGGCCTGCAGCAGCAGCCCCTGGGGGGCATCCCGCCTGGCGCCGAACCTCCGCCACAGGTTCTTGTCCTCGAACAGCACGATGGGCCGGTGCCTGGCCAGCGTCTCGGTGGCCCCCGCGAGGGCCGCCGGTTCGCTGCCCTCGACATCCAGCTTGAGGAACCCGCAGGCAGGCAGGTTGAGGCTATCGATGGTGACCTGGTGGGTCTCGCCACCGGGCAGCACATAGCGCGAGCCGGTGTTTTTGAGTTGCGCCCCTCGGCCATCCATCCGCATCTGCACCCGGCCCTTCCGGTCACCGAGGGCCACGTTATGGAGGGCCACGTTGGTGCAGGCAAAGGCCGCCATGTTGGCCTGGAGGGCCTCGTACGTGTCTGTGCTGGGCTCGCACGCCACCACGACGCCAAACTTAGCGGCCAGCAGGCGCGACCACGTCCCCACATGGGCGCCCCCGTCGAGGGCCAGGGCCCAGTCCTGCACGTAGGCCAGGGCCCGCGTGAGGTGGCTGTATTGGTAGGTGCCGTCGGCCTTCATCTCCCCGGCCATGAACTCGTCCGCATCCGGGTAGGCCCACCCGTGAACCGTTTTCATACCGACACCTCCCCAAACATGGCCGCGTAATAGTCAGCCATCAGCCGCTTCTTGAGATACTTGAAATCCACAATCGGGGTGGGCGAGGGTTGGTGCCCCTTCGCCATCCGCCGCTCATCCACCGCCGAGGGGCAGCGGAAGAAGACGCTTTGCGGGATGCCTCGCACCTTGAGGCCGTGCCTGGACATGAGGCCGGTGCTGAGGGGCGCCAACAGCTCCACCAAAGGCGCCGTATCCCGGCCCCAGCCAGGCGGCATCTCGTGGGCCAACTCCACCGCCTGGCGGTAGAAGGCAATGAGCCGAGGCTTGGCCTTGTGTGTCCAGAGTTGCACCCCGTTGAGGAGAGGCCTCCGCTCAAACTTGGGCCCACGCACCACCACCCCGAGGTCGCCCGCAAACCACTGCCGCAGGTTGCAGAACACGAGGGCATCGGGCGAGACCAAGGCGGTGTCTTCGTCAAAGTAATCCGACTCTAAGTAGGCCAGCGACACCGAGAGGATCCACAGCATCAGGGGCATCTCAGGCAAGGGCAGCCGGAGGGTGGGGATCGGCACCTCGGTGGCCTCATCCGTCAAGGCGTAGCACTCGCACCGGCACGAGGCCTGGACGCTGTGGTGCAGCATGGCCAGGGCGCCCGGCCAATCAAACGGGCCCAGCTTCCGGTGGGCCGGGGCGGTGGGCGGGTAAGGTTTATAGGGGCTGACGACCTTCATTTAACAGTTCACCGCAAAGGCATGGATAATCGGCCGCCACTCGCCCTGGTATTCACCCTTGACGGCTGTGAGGAAGAGGATCTTACTCACGGGGTCGAACCAACACCCGCCAAGGCCGCTGCCTGAGGGGATGCCGACCGAGTCGGCCAGGGACGGGAACGGGACGCCACCGCTGTAGATCAGCCGCCCCATATCGTAGGCGTCCGTCGCCGGGGCCGAGGTGACGTCGACGGCCGACTTGGACCCGGCCGCCACGTCGAGGAGGTCCTGCGGGTCGTAGATCCACATGGTGTTGCCCATCGTCGTCACGCCAGGCCCGGTGGCCGAGTTCCCGTAGCGCGTGTCGTTCTGGCCATGGGCGCACAGCTTGTGGACGCCATACTCTTGGGCCGGGCCGTACCAGATGTGGCACCGGCCATAGCTCCCATACTCTGCGGTGTAGGCGTCGAGGGTGCGGGCGAGTTGCCCGAAGTAGACCATCCCCTGCTTGTTGGTGCCCTCGATCCAGGTGGCGCAGCCCATCGAGTCTGCGTGGGCGAAGGTGGTCACGGGCCCGAACGTGGCCCCGCAGAGATCCCCGTCCACGGTGCAGCCGCTGCCGTTCTGCACCGGGTTGAACTGCGGGGCGTTCCCGTTGCCGTTCACCTCCCCATAGTGGGTCCACCCGCACGCGTCGGCGTCGGCGGGCCGGGACTGCGGGAAGCTGATGTTGCTGTACAGCAGGTTGGTGGTGGATGGGATCCCGAGGCCGGTTGAGACCGTGTCGGCGGCCGTCCCGTTGGCGGGTGGGGCAAAGGCACAGAGGAAGGCCCCAAACGTGGCCCCCGAGTCGATGCTGCTGTAGGGCGACCCGCACGCCAGGGTCTTGCCCCCACCGAGGGCCGTCGTGGCCCGCGCCGGGAGGGGCACGATGTAGCCTGCCGTATGCCCGGCCGGTGACTCAGAGGACCGCCAGGGGCCATGGACCACCACGCCAAGCGGGTTGAGTTCGGTGGTCCCGATGAAGGGGTCGTCGCTGTTGCTGTACGAATCCTTGTAGGTCCACCACAATTGCCCGGTGCCTGGGTCCAGCCAGAGGCCGTGGATCTGCTTCGGGTTCCCCGCCAGCGACACCCGCTGGCCGAGGGTGACATCACCCCACCGGAAGATCTCGGTGCAGCGGTTGCCGACGCCGTTCCAGAGCACCTCATACACCGAGTCGGCCCAGCCCGTCGCCGCCTCGGCGCCGGTGATGTAGAGGTGGATGTCCGCCCCCACCCGCTTCCCGGCGATGGCGCCGGTGCTGTAGCCATAGCGCGTCTGCCCCTCGGTGTTGAGCGGGAGGGTGGCCGACCCGAGGTAGGTGAAGTCCGAGGGCTGCAACACCACCGTCCCCCCGGCCGCGTCCACATGGGCCTGGGTGGGGAGGTCCCTGGCGCTGAGGCCCTCGGGCCCGGCGGTCGCCGTGATGGCATCCGGCGGGTTGAGTTGGATGATCTGCTCCGCGAGGTCGATGATTTGCTGCGACAGATCCCGCACCTGATTACTCACGGTTGGCTCCTGACCGGGTGGGCGATGGTTTGCTCAAAGGCCGCCCGCATATGCGGCTTCCTGGTGTTGCGGAAGTCGAGGACGTCGCGGTAGGGCCGACGCATCCGCCCCGCCGCGAGGTGGCGTACTTGTGAGGCATTGAGGGCCTCGATGACCTCATTCGCCTCCTGCAGGTGGACGGCCAGGCCTGCCCGGTGGCGCAGCCCTCGGTCCAGGGGGGCCAGCAGGCGCTCGAGGGCCACCGTGTCGGCGCCCCACACAATGTCGGCCTCTGGCAGGCCCTCGGCAATCCGCAGGGCCTCGCGGTAGAAGGGCCCGAGGCGCCCCCGCCCGCGCAGGGACCAGAACTGAACCCCGTTGAGGATCGGCAGGCCGGGCCCATCTTTTGGCGTCCGCCGCACGAGGATGCCGAGGTCCACGCCAGGCCGGAAGTGCCTGGCCAGATCCTTGTACACAAGCTGGTCACAATCCAGCATCACGGTATCGCGGTCGAAATCCGCTGATTCTAAGTAGCAGGCGCAGGCCTCTAAGGTCCACAACATGAGGCGCCGGGTGGTGGTGGCGTACTTGAGGCACCGCAGGGGCAGGTCCGCTGAGGCATCCGTCAGCACCTCGACACGCTGGCCGCACGAGAGCCGCACACTCTCGTCCAGCATCTGGATGGCCGCCACCCAATCAAAGGCCGCTAGCTCTTGGTGGTGCGGGGCATCCAAGGGTAAGGGGAAGTAGGGCGCGACGTACCGCACACTCATGGCCGCTCCAGGAAGTACACCCGCTCCGGCCCGGCACCGGTGAGGGTCACCCGCACCAACAGCGGGCCCATCTCGTCGCGCACCTCGGCCGGGGAGAGGTGCCACACCGGCCAGCCGCCAGGGTCATGGTGGTCCACAAACGAGGCCGCCAGGGCATCCGGTGTATACGTCACCACGACCAGCCGGTGGCGGAAGGCCCGCAGGGCATGGCGCAGGACGCTGCGCCACGCGGGGGTATTGTCGATCACATGCCGGAGCATAATCCCCTCGGCAGGCCGCGAGAAGCAGGCGAGGTCGGCAATCACCGAGGCTGCGAGTTGTGGTGTCCCGTCGACCCCGATGTAGTGCTGGCCCGGCTGCAGGAACTGGCGCAGGCGGCCCCCGCCGCAGCCCCAGTCCGCCACCTCGTGGCACTCGCGCAGCCAGGCCGCCCCCAGGCGGTAGCTCCCATCATCGCCATACCGCCGTTTGTTGGGTTTGGGCCAGGCCAGGACGCTCATGCGAGTAACTCTAAAAGGAACCGCCAGCAGTGGGCCGCCTCGCCGGGTGCCCACTGGAACCATGCGAGGTTCTGGAGGAACGTGGCCCGCACCTCGGCGGGGAGCGGCCTGGGGTCGGCTGGGATCTCTGAGGGGCAGACGGCTGCCGCTGCCCCATCCACGCACACCGCTGGGATGCCCAGGCGGATGGCATCGACGGCAATGTTGCTGTGCCAGGTGACCACCAGGCTAGCATCCCGCAGGTCGCGGTCCGGGGTGCCCGGCGTGAGGGGCTTCGGCCGCCGCACCACCGGCCGCAGGGGCCACCGGGCCCGGCAGGCCTCCGCCTGGCGCTCCTCCCAGGCCTCGACCACCTCGGCGCCATACTGCGTCGTGGCCTTCCGGCCAATGCCCGCAATGACCACCGGCCCATGCGGCCGCCAATAGTTGTCCGCAATGGGGGGCGAGTCGGCCTTGAGGCGGTAGGCCGGGAGCGGCCGCCGCATGACGAGGGCCTGCGGGTGGGGGGCATCCACCGTCAGGCGCACCTTCTGGTCGCGTGACCAGTACGCCAGGTCCAGGGCAATGGCGTGCCCACCGGCGGCCGTATGGCGCTGCATCGCGGCCCGGCGCTCCGGCGCCCCAGGGCCCCAGAGGAGCAGCCACGGGCTGTGGCCGTGGTACGCCTCGGTGGTGGCCAGCTCGATGCCGACCGCCGAGGCGCCCCGGCGGAACCCATTGAGGGCCTCAGCCGCCCGGTGCGTCTCGGGCAGGTAGCGTACGCACTCGACCGTGAGCCCGGCCGCGACCGTCACTGGCGCTCCCCCGTCATGCCCGCCTCGCCTCAGGCCGCCTCGGGGGCCGCTGCAGCCGGTAGCCTGCCTGACGGGCCGCCAGGTACCACTCGTCGGCGTAGGGTTGGTGTTCGTAGCCAGCCATGTTGGGCACCCCCAGGGTAAAGTGGGCAATCGCGGGGTCGCGGTCGGCCTGCTCGCCCACCAGCACGTTCCACCTCGGGGGCAAGGGGCCGAGTTGGGCATCATCCAGCCAGCAGAACCGGTGTAGGTCGCGGCCAGGCACCCGGTTGACTAACTCGGGGGTGAGGGCCCGGTTCGCGGGGTGGGCGCAATTGAACAGCATCACCGAGGACCAGTTCTTCCGGGCATACAGCACCTGCGCCTGGCCCTGCATCTTGACCCCAGGCGCCTGGATCACCTTGTGCTGCACCACTTGCAAAGCATAGCGCGGATCAGCTAACGCAAACAGCCTAGCTATATCCTCGCGGTAGAGGACATCCCCATCGGTAAAGACCGCGAGCCCCTCATACCCACACAAGGCAGGCACGAGGAACCGGGCAATCGCGTGGCCCGTCGACATGGGCGCTTCAGAGATCACATCCCAGTACCCGGTGGCCGCTGCGTGGGCCGTGGTAGGCCGGGTATACAGGCCCTGCGCCTGCAGCTCCGGCATCGCCACCCGCCGCACATCCACCCGCCCATGCGCGTGCCTGCGCAGGCTTTGCTCTGCCACCACGTACGCCAGCATCTGCTGGGCATCCCAGCCAATGTAGACCTTCATCGGAGCGCCTCCTCTAGCGTGGCCCGCCGGAAACACGAGAGGGCCGAGTCTGGGGTCGCATTCAGCACCTCCACCCCTCGGGCCGCCAGGGGGCCCGCAATGGTGCCGAAGTATTCCAAGAGCGCCGGGTAGGGTGGGTCGAGCGTCGGGTAGGGGTGGCTGCCGAACCAATGGTGCCGCCCCTTGGCATCTGGCCGCATGTCATACCCCACCAGGACGACCCGTGCGGCCCCGAGGTGGTAGGCCAGGTTGATGGCTTGGTAGCCAGAGTTCTTGCCGGTGCGCAGGCCAGTGGGGGCCTCTTCGAGGCCGAGGATGCCCGTGTTCTGGAGCACCTGGGCATGAGGCGTCACGGTGGGGTGGATGCTGTACCGGGGCCCGGTATACCCGGCCGCCCCGTGCCTGGCCCACCACTTCGGCTCCCCGCAGTAGAGGGCCCCGGCCCAGGGCGCCAGGCGGATGGCATCCTTGACCGCGATGGTCGGGTATTGCCGGATAAGCCCCAGGTCGGCCTCGGGGGCCGAGGGGCCCGACCCCAGGCAGATGACAGTGGCGCCAGGCCAGCACCGCCCCACTACTGGGCGGGTTGCCTCGGCCGCCGGGCTCACCGCAGGGGCCCGCCCTCGCCTCGGGGGCCTGGCTTGCCCTCGGGGCCTGGCTTACCATCCTTGCCATCGCGGCCGCGTTTCACCGCCAGCCGCCAATCCCCATTGAGGCGCTCGAGGGCGCTGTCCTCAGGCTTTCGGAGCAGCCCACTGCGCTGCGCCAAGAAGAGGCTGCCCGCATACGTGACCGCGTTGCCGGTGGCGTAGTACTCGCCCTCGCGGTAAATGCCCTTGTCGCGGAAGCCCGGCAGGGGCAGGGTGCCTACCGTGGTGCCGTCGGCCCGGCAAAACACGACCGAGAGGCCGTCGTCGCTGGCCTTGATTTGGAGGTCCTCGAGCGTGACCTGGCCATCTTTGCCGTCCACCCCGTCGCGGCCATTGGTGCCGTCGAGGCCCTTGGCGCCTGCGAGGCCAGGGACGCCGGGCAGACCGTCACGGCCGGGAGCGCCGTCGCGGCCATCAAGGCCACGCTCACCGGGCAGGCCGCGTTCACCGGGTTCACCCGCAGGCCCCACTGCCCCGGCCACCCCCGCCAATCCACAGACACCTTGAGGCCCGGCCTCGCCCGGTAGGCCCGCCTGCCCTTGTGCGCCTTGTACGCCCGCTGCACCGGCCTCCCCCTTCTCGCCTCGTGGCCCACGCTCGCCCTGCGGCCCTTGAGGGCCCAGCTCGCCCCTCGGGCCTGGCACAGGGGCCTGCGCCTTGAGGGCGGCTAACGCTTCAGCGTGCTTGGAGACGACCGCCTCAATTCGCGTATCGGCAGCCATGGCCTGGTCGAGGACGGTATCGATCTTGTGGTTGAGGGCCTTGGCGGCCGCCTCCTCGGCGGCCTCTGCCGCATCCTCGGCGGCATCTTCGGCGGCCGCCTCAGCCACCGCCTGCTCCAGCACCCCGACCCGGCCCGCAAGGGCTGCGAGTTGGGCATCTCGGGCCGCGTCCTCAGCCTCGTCCTGGGCCTCTTCCGACGCCTCGGCGGCCTCCTCGGCAGCCTCGGCAGCATCCTCGGCCTCGTCCTCAGCCTCCATCTCCGCCACCGTGGCCTGCAGGGTAGCGGTGGTGACCTCTAGGGTGGCGATGCGGGCCTCGCAGGCCTGGGCATACGCCATACAGGAGGTCATGGCCTGCTCCTGTTGCACCTGCCTGGCCTCGAGCCCCGCGAGCCTCGCCTCCAAGGTGGCCGTGGCCGCCTTGATGCCTCGCACGATGACGCTGGCAACAACATCTTCATCCGACATAACGGTCACGAGGCGGCCTCCTGCAATTGCCGGACGACGGCCCCGAGCAAGGCGTCAGGGTTGAGGCCCTTCGCCGGTAGGGCAGGGGCGGGGGCAGCCGCCGGTGGCAGGGCCTGCGGCTTCGGGGGCGTCTTGGTGGCGTTATCCGCGACCTTGGCGTTGGCATCAATGGGCCAGTTCTGCTGCTGCATGTAGACGCGATCCCCACCAGGCACCGCCCGGCGCCCGAGGGCCCGGCGGCCCTCATTGGGCCGCAGGAGGCCGCCCGCGACCCCCTTCGTTAGCCGCTCCGTTTTGGCTAGCGAGTCGAACCGATCCAGGCCCTCCAGGTCCATCTCCACCGAGTAGCCGCCCGCCTCCCCAATCACGCCCTCCGTCCAGCACAGCTCCAGGGCCTCGACGAGGATCTGCAGGCACTGGCCGTAGTACACCTGGGTAAGGGCCTCGACGTTGTTGAAGCTGGGCAGAGGCCCGACGCCCACCATGTAGGCCGGGACGTGCAGGGTGGCACAGATCTTCTCATCCCCCCATTTGAGTTGGTCGATGATCTGGGCATCCACGGCCGACATGACGTTCGGCTTCTCGAACTTGAGGCCGTCGCCAATCACCGCCACCTTCCCGGCGTTGGCCCCGCCCACATAGTTGGCGTTCCAATGCTCCTCGAGCTTCGAGGCGGTGTCCGCCGAGATCTTGCCAGGGGCCACCAAGAGGCCGCCGATCATGCTGCCGTTCTCGGCCGCCACCTCCGTGTTCCGCATCATCTTCTGCCCGACAAGGGCCGCATGGCCGCAGGCAAAAACGGGCGAGAGGCCCACCAAGGGGTGGTAGAGGCAGTTCCACCGGTCGTGGATGATCTCCCTGGCAGGCACCGTCACCGCGTCCGTGCCCACCCCGCTGAGGGTATCCATCCCCAAGGCGTAATAGACATCGCCAGTGGGTGAGACCAGTGGCCGCACCCGCGTCGGGTCGAGGGGGTAGGTGCCCACCACCACCCCACGCAAGTCGCGCTCTTTGAGGATGTAGGTATTGCCTCGGCACAGCTTTGAGGCCAGCCAACTGCTAATGAATTGGATGCGGTCTTGGTAGTGGTTCGGCTTCCGCAGGACGGGGGTGTAGGCTGCGTTCTCGACCTCCGTGCCCACCCCATCGGCGTCCTCTTGCATCAGCATGGGCCGCAGCTTGGCGATGTCGCCCATGATGAGGGTGACGCAGGACCAGAAGGTCGGGTGCGCCAGGGCATCCTCGAGCCTGGGGGTGTAGTTGCGCTGCCAGGCCCCGGCAAACGACTCGCGCACCACCGGCCACCACCCGTTCCCGCCCGTCCACGGGATCTCGGTGACCATATCCATACCGGAACCCTTTCGGCCAAGCTGGAGGTCGAACGGGCCGACTTGGATCCGCATACCGTACGCGTCCCCTTTCAGGGTTCTGGTGTCGTGGGTGGCGCTGTGCCCTCGGGCTGCACGGCCCGCATCTCTCGTGTCTTATACGCCTGCGCCTTGGGCTGAGGCTTCGGCTTCGGCTCCGGCACCACTTTGGCGTGCCCGAGGCCCACGAGGATGGCGCCATCGTGGTCGTTGATCTCAAAGGTGGCGCCATTGGGCACCCCATCGCTGATGTAGCGCGTGGCCTTCAGCCTCACTGTGGGGGCTCCTCGGCGGCCGCTGCCGCTGCCGCTTCCTCGGCCTCGTGGGCCGCCTCCGCCTGGCGCTGTGCCTCACGGGCCGCATCGGCCGCCTGGGCCGCCTCCAAGGCTGCCGCGTGGCCTGCCACCAGGTCCGCCCGCCGGGCCTCGGCCTCTAGGGCCGCTGTGTCCGCCGGGCACTGTGGCCCACGGACCCGGATCGTTTCCAGCCGTTCCAACTCGCGCAGCCGGTTGAAGGTGCCCCGCACGTCGGCCTTCTCCAACTCGTCAAAACCGGGATCCTCAACTTGCATAGGTGCCCTCTGTTACGTAAAAGAACCCGAGGGGGGTAGCCTTCCCAGCTCGCCCCTCGGGTCTCATCATACTGCCGCCTCAGCCTAGGGCAGGCTTACTGCGGCACGTACGCCGGTTGCGCGATGTAGCCGCACGAGGCCGACCGCATGAGTTTCCAGTTCATCTCCCGCTCCGCACGGAGCGCGATCATGTTGGTCTGGAAGAGGCTGACCAGCGAGGCGCCACCGCCGGTGGTGCCGTCCTGCGCCGGGGCATCCGACATTTCCAGCGAGGCCTGGTCACTCACGTCGATGTTCACCACGCCATCATCCGCCAAGAAGAGATCCTTGGCGTTGAGGGCCACGATCATGCCGGTGGCCGGGCTGCCCACCGAGGTGATCGCCTCGCTGACGATCACCGGGATGCCCTCGACGTACCCGCCATACATGGTGATGTCCGAGTAGTAGCGGATGCCCAGCGAGGTGCGCATGAGCGAGAGCGCCAGGGCCTGCTGCTGCGACATCATCAGCACGAGCGACTGGGCCTGGACGTTGGCCGAGAGCATGGCCGCAATCAGCGTCTTGAGGTCCGCCCCGAAGGCCGCTGCCGTGGTCCCGGTGGGCACCTGGCCCACAAGGTTGGCGGTAATGGCGGCCGGTTTCACCGAGGCCGTGCCCAGGTTGGCCGGGTCCACCAGGTCGCTGTCCGCCTTGGCGATGATGGCCGCCGTGAGGTCGTTCCGCACCTTCATCTGCGAGTTGATCGAGGGGAACCGGACCTCCTCCTTGGTCAGCACCGAGATGCAGGCCAGCTTGGCGAAGTCCAGGGTCGCCGTCGAGAAGGTGCCCTTGGTGAGCGGCTTCGGTTTACCCTCACCCACCCACGAGGCCGTGCCGCCCGCCGTCTGCGTGCCGACGCGGACGTTGAAGGGCACGAGGGTGAGGCTGGGGTAATTCCCCTGGGCGCCAGGGATCGGGCCCCCAAACTTGCCGAGGATCGTCAGCGGGCGGAGGTAGTCGATGAACTCCGTCATGATGTCGGTGTACTGCAGCAGGGGCGCCTGGCCGTTGGCGGTCGTTGCACCACCCACGGCCGTCTTGACGAACTCGGAGACCCCGTGGTCGTCGGGGAAGTACTGCTTCACGTAGTCCAGGGCGTCCGACCGCACGCCTCGGGCCGCCGCAATAGCCATGGCCACGCGGGCGAACCGCACGCCTGGCGCCAGCTTCCGCTCGATGGTCACAATCCGCGAGTGAGGCTCGCCACCGGCACGGGCCCGCGAGGCCTCCTCGGTGTTGGTGCCTGCCACGCGGGTGGCCTCTTCCTTTTCGCGCTTCTCGGCCTTCCGCAGCACCGCCAACTGGCGGTCGATCTTCTCGACCTCGGCCTCCAGGGCCTCGTGGGCCTCCGCATCCGCGTCGTCCATCGTCTCGCCCGAGTCGAGGCCCTTGGCAATCAAGGTGTCCATCTCATCGGTCTTGGCTTTGCGCGTGGCTTCCCACTGCGCGATCTGGTCGGCAATCGTCTTCCGGGCCATAGTGGTCCTCTGCTTCTGCTTGGGTGGGCCCGAGGCGCCGGGCAGGCATTTGACGCGGGCGGTGGCCTTGGGCCCAGGCGCGGGCAGGCCGGTATCGAAGCTCTTCACGGTGTCAATGGTGGCGTCGGCGTTGGCCGGGATCACCACCATGCTAAGTTCGAGCACCTCGATGCTGCTGAAGTGGAACCCGCCATTTTCTTTGTCCCACTCGGGCTGGTCTAGGGCCCGGAAGCCAATACTCACCGCCCGGATGAGCGGTGGCTTGGCCATAAGGCTGTCAATGGCCTCATTGATCCGATCCTGCACCACCCCGGCCCGGTCGACGGTACTGATCTGGGCCGAGAAGGGGATGCCATCTGGCGTGGCTTTGCCGAAGCGCACCTCGCCCACCGGCAGCCTGCTGTTGTGGTACATCAGCAGAGGCATACTCTTGGCGAATTTGGCGCCGTAGGGGTCAATGGTGTCGCCCATCCGGTCCGGGTTGGGCGAGGTGGCCATCCCCGTGAAGGTGCGCTTGGCCTCGTCGTAGCCCTTGACCTCGACGAGGCTGTACGCCCGCTGCAGACCCTCAGGTAGTGCTGGCATAAGCACGCATTGTAGGGCCAGCCACCCGGCCTGTAAACACGAAAGACACCACCGGTAGCCTACCGCCTCCCGCCAATCACCAAGACCTGGTAGTCCGGCCCCGCCGCATCATCCCGCAGGGCGGCCCCCATGGCCGAGATCAGGGCATCAATCGGGTCGATCTTGTTGGGCGACTCGGCCGACTCCTTTTTCGGGATCAGCGAGTCATCCACCCGCCGCGTGACGTTCACGTTCGAGGCGGCCCACTTGGCCAGGCCGCCCCCGTCGTGGGCGAACCGCCCGTGCTTGACCCGTGCCTCCAACTCCCTGGCCGGGCCCGTGGTGGTTTTGGCATTCTTCGGCTCCACCACCGCAGGCAGGCCGAGGGCCTTCAGCCTCGCCACCGTTTGGGTGCTGCCCCATTGGTCAAACACAATGGCCCGCACGTCGAACCTGGCGCAGTCCGCCACCACGTCCGCCTCGATCCGCTCCACATCCGTCATCGTGCCCTCGGTGGCCACCAGCTCCCCGCTGCGGAGCCACTCGCGGTAGGCCGGGGTGAGGCGGGCCCGGTCCTCAATCACATCCGCCGGGAGGTAGCTGCGCCAGAAGGCCACGAGGTCATACCCGCCCTGCGGCAGGGCCCGCTTAAACACCAGGCACACCGAGGCGAGGTCGTCCACGTTGGCGAGGTCGCCCCCCACCCAGCACGGCTGCCCCAGGTAGTCCTCGGGTGTGAGGCCCGGCACGGCACAGCGGTCCCAGGCCAGCATCGACAGCCAGGCAAAGGCACTGCGGGCCCAGAGGCTGCACGCCTTGACCTTGAACTCGCCCTCCATGCCCGGCGCCTGGCGGGCATCCGCGCAATACTTGCGCATGTACTCCCACTTGGGCGAGATCCCGATCATCGGGTTGGCCTTCGCCCACACCGCTTCATCGGTCCACTCATCCTCCTCGTCCAGGGCATACACCACCCCCAGCAGGTGGTCCGCCTCGTACACCCCCTGCAGCACCTTACACACCTGCGTCCGCATGGCGTAGCCCACCGAGAGCAGGTCATACCCGGCCGTGGTAGGGCACAGCATCAGCGGGTTCGGCCTCGCCCCCTGGGCGCTCTTCAACACATCGTGCAGCCCGAAGTCTTGCGCGTGCGACTCGTCCAGGATGATGCACGAGGGGTTGAGGCCGTCGAGGCTACTGGCCCGCGAGTTGACCGGCCGTACCATCCCCTCTGGGCAGGCGATGGTATTGCTGCGGGCCTCGACGCCCAGCCACCGCAGCCAATTACTCTTCCGCCCCATGCGCTGCATGATGTCGAACACCATCCGCGCCTGCTGCCCCGTGGTGGCCCCGCAGATCACCGAGGCCCCCAACTCGCCTTCGCGGAGCAGGTGGTAGTACGCAATGGCGGCCGCCAGCGTCGATTTCGCACTCTTCCGGGCCACCTCTAAATACAGGGCCGTGAACCGCCGGTATTCCCGCTGCCCCTTCCGGCGCCACCCAAACAGCAGGCTCACCACAAACACCTGCCACGGCTCCAGCCTGATGCACTCAGAGGCCCACCGGCCCTCGACGTGCGGGCAACACTCGATGAAGTGGCAGGCCTTATCCGCCTCCGCCTGCGACCACACATACGGCCAGCCCGGCTCTACCTGCCTCGCCAGGTCCCGCACCTGGCGCCCGCACGCCAGCCGCACCCACTGGCAGGCCACTACCGTGCCCGCCTGCACCCCAGCCACGTAGGCATCCAAGATGGTGCCGAAATCCCGCATCGCCACCGGGTCCGGCAGCCGCAGCGGCTCCGGCACCAACTCCCCCGTGGCCCCCGTGCCCGCCAGGCTGTCACTAATGGCGTAATACCGCTCCAAGGCGGGCCGGTACGTGCCCCGGCGCTTCTTTTCCTCAATACTCAGCCGATGCCGTCCCATGGGATGCCTACCTAACAACCTGTTTTATCTGTAAAAGCT